AATTTGCTATAAACACTTTAACTTCATTGGCCTTTATTCCTGGTTTGTATTTTCTGACAACATCAGATTTTGTGGTTATTTCATAAGCTTCGATTTCGCCATGTATGTCAGGCGTATCTTTTACGTCAACCAGCTTTGCATATGTAACTGCACCGCCTTGCCCTTCAGTGCCCAACATTAAATAATGCAAAAAATCAGCAGTACTCATGTCTTTACCTCCTTGTATAAATATATCCGTTGTTTCCAACTGTGCCTGTAAATCTTAAAACCTTTCGTGCAATGCTTGGGTCTGTCAGATTTGGAACTTCCGTTACACTAACCACTGAAAATCCCATTTCAAGCATTGCGTCTACAATTATTTTTTCAATTGCTTCAAGTTCGTCCAAAGCTCCTGCTTCCTTGTTGCTTGCCAATTGCCATTCATATCCGTGATTCCACATCACAGGTTTGTTGCCTATTGCAGTTTTCTTGTCCACAGATTTTTCAATCTGTGTCATATAACAGTATGGAAAATGTTCAGGCCTCCATTCTGGCTTGCGTGTCAGGTATACATAACCTTCATGATATTCTGCTCTTACTTTATTCGCAACCATGTTAAAAACCGTTTTAGCGTCAATCAAACCTGAACACCCCCTTTGCTTCCTCTTCTGCAATATCCTCCAAATACCTTGCGGTGTAATACATGAATGGTCTGCTTGGCATACCCGCTGTCCATGCTCTTAATTGCCCTTGTGAATCAGTCCACTTGTACGGATTGCCGTCCGATTCGTCTGTTGGATACCACCATCCCGCTGCGCCATGATTGTTTATGTCGTACTGCCACTCAAACTCATTCACCAACGGATGATGAGGTGCTTCTTTCCCAACGAATCCTGTTCCAAACTCAAAATACATGCTGTGTGGCGCCGTGGATTTAACCAACGCTCTCCCGCTTTCCATGTGAACCGCCTCAATCCCTTCCGTTATCCCAGTGTGGGAAAAATATGCGGCTCTTTCCACATAATCGATTGCAAATTCCTTTCCTTTGTCAGCCAGATTGTTAACCAACCTGTCAGTTCGTTTCGCCAAACTGTTTTTGTAATCAGTCAATAATTTTATTGCGTCATTTATGCTTTTGTCGTTCAGTTTAACAACAATTTTCTTCACTGACGTTTACCCTCCTGACGGGTATTCGCACAACATTCAAACCTTTCATTGGCGGCGCAACCACTATGTAGTCATGCGGTTTTGTCGGGCCAACATCTATCCACAAACGCGTCTTGTCCATTATCGGGCAATCCATATCACAAACTATCAATTCTCTATCGTAAACCACATTAGCACCATACAACTGTATATTTTCTCTGCTTTGTCCTGCCGTAACGTGTGCCTTGTATTTTTTAGGCTTGCCATAGCCTGGAACAACGTTTCCCCACTCGTCTGTTCCTTCGTATGACCCGAATGCCGAATACCATATTGTTTTTTTGTTTCTTTCCAGCCCACGCATTCAGAATCCCACCTTGGCCTTCGGCACAATTTCTTTCAGCAAGCTTTCTGACACTCCAGGACTTTCATATGTCCTGTCAATTCCGCCCTCCGTGTGTCGCAACTCACCTTCGGCACCACGTTTGTTGTACAATTCAACAGCTATTTGCAGCTGCAAATGTCTATACTGTGGTTCCACGTCCATATCCTCGTTATAACCAAATGGGAAGCGCCGTGCTAAAATTATTAACTTTGCCATATCTAAATACAGTTCAGCTTCCTGATCTTCAATTGCTTCGCCCAACAACAACTTAAATCTCTCAACCATGTTGCGCTTCCCTCCTTTACAAATTATTGAACCTTCAGTGTGTAAACTCTGTCCATAGCCTCGAACGAAGGCAGTATGATTGCAGAAGCATATACCTGGATGTTTACTGGATGCGGCTCAACATATGTAGTAACTGCTATGCCGCCGCCAACAACCTGCACGCTTGCTGCGGTGTTTCCTGTACGCAAATCGTACTCTTCCGGAGTAACACCATAATGCATTCTGCCTAGTGGCCCTGCGGGAGCGAGAATCACATAACCGGTATCAAGATAATATCTTTCAACCTTGTTCTCGTCCTTGAATATGCCATCCTCTATGTAAATCCTTAAACCAGTTTTCTGCTCGATAAACCTTTTGGCTTCCTCGTCAGTCACTATGATGTTTGCTGCACCAACGGGATTCATGGCCTTTGCAATGCTCTCGGAAACAATCATGCCTTCAAATGTTTCGGAGTTCATAATTACTTCAGATACCAATACGCCTTTCAGACGCATGATTCTCTTTGCCTCAAGCAAATCCTTTATTGGGTTGCTGTTAGCCTTGTTTCCTTCAGTCCACTTTGCACCGGCAGCCAATGTCTTTTTGTTGCTGGCTGCCCACTTGCCGTTAGGGTCATAATTGTAATCGTAAGCAGCAGTCCTACCAGTGGTATCCCCAGCAGCAACGGCTATTGTTCCTGTTTGCAGTACGCTGCAAGCCATTCTTCTAGCTTGTACAATTGCGCCGTCTATCAAATTCTTTGCGTCATCATACAGCCTTAAAATCATTGGCTTTGCAAGGTCTGGAGCCGCCTGAAGTGTCGTCAACAACTCCTGTCTCTCAAGCTCGCCAATTCTCATTGCTTCACGGAAAAACGGCATTTCAGTAATTATTTTTGCAATACCAATTCTGTCCCTTACGGAAGCTTTAGTGTCAAATGCTGAAGGCTGCAGTGCAACCGGAACATCGTTGTATCCCTTTATCCACGACAATTGCAATCCGGGTGTTCTCTGGTTTGGAAATTTCGACAAAACATAACTGTCCGTAGGAATTTCCGCCTTCATTGCCTCGTAATATGCACCTATGTTTTTTGCATCAAATATGTCAATCAATTTTGGCATCGTTATCACCTTCCTTTATTCTGCAGCCGATACTGTTGCAATTGTTACTGCCTGTGCAGGTGCCTCGTTGGTTTCAACTACGTCAGCACTTGGTTTTACTGTTACGGTTCCAGCTTTTACGGCTGTTCCCGCTGTGGTTTTCAGCGTAAATATAGCGTTATATCCGTCGTCGGAAAGTGCTATGCTATCCACTGTTACCTTTGTAGTGCTTTCGCCAGTAATTGTCCAGTTTTCTTTTTTAGTTGCACCGCTTCTGAAACCAATCCTTTGTTTAAATTTAACTGCTACAGTCTTGGTTGTAGCATCCGTACTCTCAGCAACATATGTAGCGCCAGTAATATTATCAGTATCCCAAACAGGGATATTTGTCCCGGCAAATGGCAGGAAATTGATTCCCTTCAATGCTGCTATAGCATTTGAGCTTGGTGCTTCTGGTAATGCTGCAGTATATACGTCAGCCTGTATGGCTACTGCCAGGACTTTGTCACCGTCTGTCACGTCATAATCATTTACTACAATTCCAATGGCTGTAGTGTCATTAGCAGGATAAATAGTTCCCGCCTGAACTATATATCTCCCATTAATTTGTGTCGCCAACCCGGGCACAGAAGCTGTCGCCTTTGCGTGTTTGAATGCATAAGCAACTATTCCGTCCGGTCTCGCAAAAATATTTTTTTGCGTACTTGCGCCTACTTCCACGTATTTCACGCTCATGTCTTAATTACCTCCTTTTTTAAGTCCCAATATCTTCAAATTCTCATCCGCCAGTTTTGCACCCCAACTTTCCGCCTGGTCACCGTCGGAACCTCCGCCGCTTAGTGGTGGCTTCAGTGCCTCGGCCTTTGCTGCATTTACAAGCTCCTCCGCATGTTTTGCGCTCTCTGTCGCAACCGTGTCATAATCACCTTCAATTAATGCGTTTGCCACTTTCAATGCCCTTTCAGCGGAAAAACCTTTTTGCAAATACTTCTTTTCCAATTCGTTAACCTGAACTTTCTTTCTCAACATCTCAAGCTCTTCAAGCTTTTGTCTTTCAAGTTCGGCCCTTTGCTCTTCTTCAGTCATTTTGTCACGCAACTGTTTTTTCAGCTTCGCAACCTCGGATGCCGTCTTGTCAAATACTTCCTTTTTTACGTATCCTTCATACAAGTCCTTGTCTTTCAATGCCGTTTCAATTTCTTCAATCGTCATGCCTTCTTTGTAAGCATCTCCAAGTAATTCCTGTAATGTCATTTAATAAATTCCCTCCTGCGTTTTTTTATCGGTGTTCTCTCACCGACGTATTTTTGTGTTTTTTTGTCAAGGTGTTCTCTCACCTGTGTGTTTTTTATGGTGTTCTCTCACCGAGCGCCTATGCTGTGCCGTCAAATTCTGCCTTCACCTGCTGCTCGCTTCCATCTGTCGTCACTTTCTCTAGCACTTTCCATTTGTCCAAATATCCGCCCGTCTCAGAATCCATGTAAACCTGCTGTGGGTCACTGAACAAATCACAGTGTGATATAGCAACCCTCGGATGTATTCCTGCCTGCAGCATATTCATCAATCCCTGTGTCTTGACCAACAAGTTAGCCGTTTTATTTCTATTGAACTTAACGTCAACGTCGCTTAACTTGAACTTCAAATCACTGTTCTTTATCTCGCAAATCTTCTGTATCAGCCTCAATTCCTCACGGTGTGATTCCTCATACAGCAATTCGGTGTTTTTCGCTTTTTCCTCCGCCATTTGCCAACCATCAGACAGTTTCACCGCGTCGCCAGTATTTCCACCTGTTGATCTTTCCCTGCCTGGCACTCCGCAAATTTGCAGAATCTGCTTATACAAATAATCAGCGAACATCTGTATTCCGGACTGATTCAAAGGTTCAGCCAAATACTTAATGTCAGCTTGTACACCTTGTGTCGATTTCGTTTTAATCAGCCCCAAACGGAGCAATTCTTTGTATTCGTCCTCGTCAATGTCGCAATTATTCAGCCACAATAAACTCTGCACAAATTGCGAAATATCATTTAATCTGTCAGAAGTCAGAATATTCAATGCGTCAAGCAATCCAATGACAGGCTCAAACGAACCCATATAATCGTCATTATTCCGATACTCCACAATCGGAACCATTCCCAAGCCATGAAACTCACGGCTTGCAACTCTTAATTCATTGTCCTTATCGCGGATTTCCCATCTGTATTTATCTGAATAAATTGTAAAAATCCGCCGTCCTTCGTCGTCATACACATAATGCACACCCAAAATAATTTTTTGGTATACATCATTACTTCTAACAACAAACGTTCTTTCCGGGTCTAAATACAGCAAATCGAATGGAGCCAGTTTACCCTTTTCCCGTTTGGGAATCACCATTCGATACCCTACGCCACATGTCTTAACGCATTCACCCAGCCGTCTGTCCTTCCCGGCTCTGCCTTCCTCGTGCAGCATTTCATTCAACAATGCGATATTGCCATCGTCAACAACTTCATCGCCGTTTTGCTTGTTTTTATGCACCAGTGTAATAGGCGAACCAAATACATGCCCAACCTCAAAATCAACTATCTCCCTCGCGTGATTTTCGACAACCTTGTAGTTGATTTCCGAGCGGATCGGCTTTATTCTGTTCCTAATCGGCTGGATACCACTTTTGTATTCAAACAAATACCTTATTTCATCCGCGTTTGCTTCGTGCAAGGGCATGACTTTTTTGAGGACGTCCAGCAATTTTCCGTCGCTCTCCGGGTTGTTCGCAAATATTCGCCTTCTACCTGCTAGCATTCTTTCTCTGTTGTTCATCTACTGGTAGTTCAACCTCCACATTTTCTTTGTGCGCCTTGCACCATGGATAAATTTTCCCTTTTGCCTCACTGTCAACTTCCAACAACTTTCTCTTAATACCAGCCCTTCTACATATAGGGCAATAAACATTTACCCTCACTATTTCACCCCAATTCAATAGTAAACCGTATTCCCAAAGCAAATGTTGTGTCCATGTTGCATTATTTCTAAAACGTCCTCTTCTCTATCACCACACGCACCCCACCATGCAATAAATTAACCAATCCTGCCAAACTGTCCGGTGCGTCGTCGTGTTTGTTCTTTCCTTCCTGCACAAACGTTGTCAGTTCGCGCATGAAAGCCTTATATTCCTTGTCCCTGCACTTCTCGCTCCTGAAATACATTTTCTTGATTTCCGGGGCCACTTGAATAATCCTCGCCATTTTACTCATATTGCTTGGCGCTTTCGAGTACGTCAAATTCAATCTTATCCCCCTTTTCCTCAACTCCAAATCTACCCTGTCACAATACTCGTCACCACCATTATTTGCCTCAAAATGTCCCTTGTGTGGCTTATGCTTTGCCAGTTTTTCAACAACAATAGGTCGCGTTACCGTCTTATCACCACGATTAAATACCACGTCATGTATGTAAATGTCATCACCATACACATACCCAATCGGCATGGCCAAACTGTCTCCACCGCCCCAAGCAACGTCGCAGTGTGACAGTATCATGTCCGGTTCACCGTCAGGCAATACACCGTTGTAATATCGCAACTCGTCCGAAGGAAATAGCAATCCCTCACGCACATACGGCTTGCCCATGTACTTTGCCCACCAGTCAGCAGTATCCAAACTATTACGCATGTCAATGTAATACGCAGTGCTGAATCCCTTGCCGAACGCATAATCAAAATTACTTTCGTCATTTTCATTTAATGCAGGTATAACACAGAATCTATATGTTGGATCATTTTCGTACTGCTTTTCTATTCGCCCTATTACGTCATCAGGAGCCCAGCGCGTACCTATGTGCAGTTCCTTTGCACCGTCCAATTTTCTGTCCTTCAATGTATTCAAATAATCGTTGTATTTCTTTTCCTTTCGTTCCGCCGATATTGCTTCTTCCAGATCACGAATCAAGTCATCGCAATATAAAATATTAGCAACTTCAACCGCACCCGTCAGCGTTCCCTCAATGCTTCGACACGTCACCGTCGGAAACCTTCGCATAACCTTTCTGTCGTCACCTGCGGCCGCAATGTCAATCTGTGAATATTGTGCAGATGTTCCGATTATCCGCCTGTCATAAAACACGCTTCCCCAACGATACTGCGGATCTGAAATTATTGACAAAAGCTCCTTGTAAAATCCTTCGGTCAACGGATTTGAATGTCCGGACATCAAATTAGCCTTATCCGGATACTTGCCCATTTGCCACGCCATGAACATTATGCCGATCGTACTCTTACCTACACGTGGAGGTAAGCTAATCGCCAAAAAATTAATTTTTCCATCTTCCAAATCCTGCAAGTCCTTAACAATTGTACTTAACTGTTTTCGCCTTGGCATATAAAACTTCTTATCCGCAGGTCTATCCCACTCCAAATACATTAAGTAACTGTCAAAGTCATACCTCGAGGCAAAAAAAAGCGATTTCTCTTCCAGATTGTAAAATTTATCTCTTTCCGCCAAGCTTAACGCTTCGTTTGTGCTTTGTACTATCGTTAAATGTTTGATAAAATCATTTACCCTGCGTGCCTGCTGTTCGTCAACCTTGTAAACTAAACGCATTGCCTCAAATACGTCTGTCAATACCTCTATATCGTAAACATTCTTTCTCAGCAATCCTTTTAACGTTTTCTTATCGTCAACGCTTTCATCTATTTCATTCAACAATTGACGTCTGTATATCTCAAATTTTCGCATGAAAAAAAGTGCCTCCTATCAATCTTTTATTGATAAAAGGCACTTGGCACTCGCTTTTGCAGGTCGCAATCTATCCCCACGCGGGGACGGTAATGCAGCGGTCCGCTGTCCGGACGGCACTTGGCACTAAAACTATTTATTTACTTGTCATTCATTACCACAATCTCGTAATCTCCGTCAACAAACTCCCCGTTTTCGTATTTCGCTATAAGCCTTATCCTTCCTGCTTTCGCCTCTGATTCCACGAACGCTTCTACCGTGGCCACGGCGGCAACCACTTTTCCGCCCTCAATCGTGACGCTGACCATGTCAGGTGTGTAAAAGTCCACCATGCCCGTCAATCCAATATCCTGCAACATAAAATCAATTCCCGCACGAACCTCGTTGTATATCCTAAACTTTTCAACCGATATACCTAACAAACCCTCATAATTCAATTTAACTTCCGCATTCTCATACATCACCAATTCGTCTTTACCGT